CCATCTGACCTAATATATGACCAATTCTCATTTACTGTGATTCCTGCCTTCACAAGCACTCTTCCTGTATCTAAGTCTTTTATTTCATTTGTCTCATAATGATGTACACCAGTTGAGAACCTATATTTGTCTTTTACATAATCTTGGAGTTCCTGTTCAGACAAGGGCCAATCGTCATATACGTTAATTATGTTGTTGCATATTAACACGATCCAATCATATAAGGAGTTTCCATATACGTTATTTGCAATAAGGTCTGGTCTTTCGTTATTAGCGATAGAATACTGTTGAAATCCAAGAACACTCTCCTGCATTTCTTCGATAAGAGTACATTTTCTGAATATGTTTCTTGCAATAACAGATGGTTCTACATTATTTTGTCTAAATGTAGAAGTTCTGACTGCGACTCTTGGTAGATAACTAAAATAACTCATTAGCGTCCTCCTGCTCCTGATCCTCTCGTTCTCTTAGCATATGTTGGAGTAGTTGATCTATCCACTTGTAACCTCCCTTTCGGATTAGATGGCATACCCTTACCTTCTGTACCTAAATTAAACTGACCAGATTTAGTACCAAGGTTAGCAGTTGGATCTCTATCTACACCTGTAATCATGTTACGAGTAACAAATGCAGTCTCGTCGAATGATAGTGATAACTTATATGATGCAGGACCATAGTCTTCCAATGTTCCATTTTCTAGTTCATTGAATCCCTGTCTAAGTGATGTATTCTGACCTGATGGTGTCAAGTCAACATTCATACTTGTTAGCACTAAATTTGTAGGGAATCTTAGTAATGATGCGAGTGAAGCGGGTTTGTTAAGACCCTCTCCTGCAACTTCTCCACCAAAACCCCTAGGTGTATATCTTACTATCTCACAACCAAAGAATCTAGGGATAGTCAACCAACGAGCATTGATACCGTTAGTATCTGGTAACATACTCTCACGGAAACAATCTATTATTCCTTGTATCTCCATCGCTTCCTTTGGGTTACGAGGTGACATATCAAAGTCAAAAGCATGAGAGCGATAGTTAACTCCCTTAAACACAGTCTCTTCATAAGGGTTAAATACTTTTCCCTTTGCAAGTGCAGCAATCTGATTCTTTGATATATTACCTTCTAGTCCTAGTGACTGGGATGCATTATTAAATATACCCGACATCGCACTAAATGCTACCTCTGATTTACCACTATCTGCTGCATCTGCTAACCTCTTTGTTAATTCCTCATTAGTAGCATCACCTTGAACTGCATCAATACCAGCAGCACCAAATGCACCTAACGCTGCTTTTTCGTAGTTTGTAGTATATGATTCTTTTAACTGATGTGGTAAATACAGATAAATTGTCTTATATATGCTATTCTTTTGAGTAGTATCGTTCCCTATTTGCTTTGCACCTGGTCCTCCGCCCAATGGTCCTGATACATAGTTATATGGGTTCGCACCTGACTCTGGATCATAAACAGTAAATTTAAGGTAATCTAATGCCTTAGTACTAAATTGTGATTCTGGATTTATACTTTCATCCCCTTTACTCGGTCCTCTCGGACTGGTCATGGGATACATTAATCGTTGTTTTGCTGACATGGCATATTCTGGACGTTATAGACCTACTAACAAAAATAAATACAAGGGAGATCCTACCGCTATTATTTATAGGAGTTTATGGGAAAGAAAGTTCATGGTATGGTGCGACAAAAATGAAAACATCTTGGAATGGGGATCAGAGGAGATTATCATACCTTATATCAGTCCTCTTGATGGGAGGGTGCATCGTTATTTCCCAGACTTTTACGTCAGAGCAAGGACTAAAACTGGGGGGACGCAGAAGTTTATTATTGAGGTCAAACCTAATAAGCAGACGACACCTCCCAAGCAACAACGCAGACGTACAAAGAAGTATATAACTGAAATCAAGACATATGCTATAAATGAAGCGAAGTGGAAAGCAGCAGTGGAATACTGTAAAGACAGACGTATGACTTTTAAGATACTTACAGAACACGAGTTACAAGTATGAGTGTATTCGAGGACATCAAAGAAGCAACAAAAGGTAAAGCAAAGTCAAAGGACTGGTATAGAGGAGAGTTATTTGGTAAATTAGACCCAGGTGAGGTCAAGGTAGGTGATTGCATATATTACAGTTATAGTGCTGCTACTGAGTCGTTACCGTTCTTTGATACATTTCCAATGACTCTTGTTGTTGACATTGATCCTATAAACGGACAATTTTCTGGTGGTAACTTACATTATCTACGTCCAGCAGCACGTCAAAGCATTGCAAAAACATGGGGTAGTGGTTCTATATCATATCCTATGCGTTGTCATCATAAATACTTTATAGGTAGGGCATCTAATATACGATTAGTCCCTCCTGTTGATCTTCGAGATTTCGTTCCACTACCCTCTGAACAGTTTGTTAGAGAACTTGGTGGTGTACGAATAGAGATACCCAGTAGTTTCATTTGGAGTAGGTTGTAGTGAAACCAAATAGTTTTAAAGAATTTAAAGACATGATAGGTAGGTCAGCGGGTGCTATGCCCATGACCAGTAACCTGTATCAGGTTAATTTGGGTGCACCTAATATCTTGCGTGAAGGTATTTACGATCCAGTAAAGTTGATAGAAGCGGAAAGAACTGTTGACTACTATGCTAGTAGTGTTACTCTACCTAGTAGAGCAGTAACAACTGGTGAGTTGAATAATATAGGACAGATAAGAAGATTTGCAACAGGACAGACTGTATCAGAGATTAGCATACAGTTTTTAGTTTCAAAAGACCAGAGACACAGATATTTCTTTGAACAATGGATGAATCACACAGCATCAGATGGAGATAATACAGTAGCATTCTATGATGACTATGTTATAGACATGGAGATCTTGAAGTACGAAAACGGACCAGAAGGACATCAACAGACTGCTGCATATAAGTTATACGGTGCATTTCCACACAATGTGGGTCAAATACAACTCAATAACGAACAAACAAACCTAGTACAGTTAGATGTTGCGTTTTATTTCGAGAGATATAGGATGGATCAGACCATGCCACAGACATTAAGGGCAAAACCTGTAAAATTCACACCAAAAGACCTATATACTGACACTAGCATACCGCAGTTCCTTGATACTCTCATAGGAGACTTCCCACCTATCGGTGGATCATTCACAGCGTAAGTGCTATAAATACAAATGATATTATAAATTCATCATGCCATTACCAAAACTTGTAGTGCCTGAGTATGACTGTAAATTACCAGTCACAGGGAAAAAGGTCAACTTTCGACCATTTCTCGTAAAAGAAGAGAAATTACTGTATCTCGCAATGGAGACGCAGAAAGAGAAAGAGATGATCAAGGCAGTCAAGAATATATTAAAATCTTGTACTGATTTGAAGAGTGTAGATAGTCTACCAACATTTGAACTAGAATTCTTGTTCTTACAGATTAGATCCAAAGCAGTTGGAGAAGAGAGTGAGTTCAAGATAGTATGTGAAGATGATGGTAAAACAGAGGTAGACGTTAAACTTGACTTAAATGAAGTCCAAGTAAATATACCAAAAGGTCATAAGACTATCATACCATTGAGTGACGACATCAAATTACAGATGAAATATCCAGCATTGGATGCATTTGTTGACCGTAATATGGTGGATAATCCAGATGTTGAAGATGTATTTGCTCTTGCAGCAGAGTGTATTGACAAAGTATATGATGGAGACGAGATCTATGATTCTTTCACATCGAAAGAAGCAAAGGACTTTATAGGTGATATGAATAATGCACAGTTTACTAAGATCCAGAACTTCTTTGAGACTATGCCGAAATTAACTCATACATTGAAGGTAGAAAATCCCAACACCAAAGTTGTTAATGAAGTGGTATTGGAGGGACTTGCTGCTTTTTTCGGATAGCATTAATGCATGACAGTCTTATGAATCACTATAAGACGAACTTCGCATTAATGCAGCATCACAAGTATAGTTTGACGGAGTTAAACGATATGATTCCATGGGAACGTGATGTGTATGTCAACCTATTAATAGGACACTTGAAGGAAGA